ACTTCTCCTGTTGTTTTAGCAGCTATAGCAGGATTAATATTCCTAAGTAAGACTCCTAATTCTTCTTCAGCTTGATTAATAATTAAACTACTTGCTCTAGAAGATTTTTTAAAATCATCAAAAGTTTGATCTTTATTCGGCCCTTGAAAATAATTTTTTAAAACAAAAATTTTAAATCCTGCAACATCGTTATTCTCTATAAATGTTTTAGCTTCTGGAGCAGTATAAGCCTTATATACCAAAGTCTCTGCTAAAGGATTAACAGTATTAGTTTTCTCTGCTTGTTGTTGACTTTTACTTATGTTTTGTTGTAATCCAAGAAAAAACGCATGACCTGTAAGGGCTTGATCTGCATCTTGCCCTTTTCTAGCCTGAATAGCTTCATAAAGCTCTCTACTATCTGGATCTGTTTTTATTTTCTCTATAAAGTTTTTTACAAAAGTTTCATCGCCTGTAATGATTTGATCAGACGCATCTTCTAATGCTCGAAAAGCCTTACTATCATTCATAAACTCAAATATAAGACTTTTATACTCAGGATCTTCTGAACCTGTAATTAAAAAATTTCTAGATTTTTGTTTAATTTCCTCCATATCTTTTCCAAGTAGCTTATTAAAGCCAGTTGAAAAAAGTTTTTGTAGTTTATTTTTTCCATAATAAAACCTAGTATCTTTTAATCTAGAAGCAATTTGTTCTGGACTAGGAGAAGTATCTAAAAGGTTTAATTGATTTTTAAGAGCTGTTCGATATGAATTTAATTCATTAGTAATTAAATCTTTATCTTCATAAATTAAACTTTTAACTTGCCCTTGTTCTACATCAGTAAGTTTTCCTAATTTAGCAATTTGTTCTTTATAAATTATGTCAGCCATTTTTGTGCTGGCATCAGGAGTATTGTAAAAATCTAATTCACTTTGTATTTGTTTTTTCTGTTGATCAATACTTCTTAGTTGAGTTCCTAGTGTTCTACCTTGTTCAGTATTTAAAAAATTCTGTCCTTTATCACTAAGAAAACGATCTCCTAAAACATCTGTAATCGCTTGCATTCCTGTACTTGCTGCTGCACCTATAAGAGGATTGAGCAACATAGCTTTCATTTGATCTCTTCTTAGATCTTTTCTAAACTTACGTTCTTCATCTTTTCTGCGTTTATAATCAGAAGTAGTGGCTCTACCTAATAGCGAATATATTCCTTCTGCCATTTATCTTGCTCCTAATAAAGAAGGAGGTTGTTGTTCTACCTCAGGAACATCTTGTCTAGGATCAGCTAATAAAGAAGTTCTTTCTGGTAACTCTGCCTCTTCTAGTTGTTCTGTAATTTCTTCAGGAATGTTTTGAGACATTTGTTCTGTTGTCATCATTTCTTCTTCTATGTCTTCTTCATCATCTCTCTGGATAACAAAATCTAACCCCTGTCTTTCTGCTAATGCTGCAATCATGTAGACAACCTGTTCTACCATTGTCATCATTAAGTCAGGATTAATAAGACCTTCAGTAAAAGCCTGATACATAAACACTTGTGCTATATCCATTAATGGAGTTCCCTCTTCTACAGAGTCAAGCACAGAGTTATAGACTTGAGGCTCTAGTAACTTAGAAAAGAAAAATCTAGATGCTTCAACAGGGTCAGTTATAACAGGAGGTTGTTCCCAGGAATATTGATTCTCAGGACTTCTTGTTAAAGATTCCCCTGCTACTGGTCTTTTAAAAGATGTTCCTATTTTGTAAAAATCTTCTTCTACAGTTGCCATTAATTTACCTTATGTAGTCCTTAATCCAAAGTCTGAACCAGGAAATCCAAAATAACCATTATTAATTCCAGCTTCATTCATTCCAGAATAAATAGGAGATAAAAATGCGTAAGGATCTATACTTGAAGCTATTCCATAAGCAGCTCTACTTCCACTAAGACCAGGAACATCAGATTGTCCAGGCATTCCTAAAAGACTAGCCATTCTGACATTTTGAATATCAAAAGCTTGTCTAGTGGGTGTTTCAAGAGCAGAGGAGTCCCCTAAGAAAGCTTGCTGTCCTGCAGAAACAACCGAACCTTTAATAATGTCACCTGGGACTGTTGACAAGTCAGGCATCTTAAAAAAAGATTTTTTAAATGGATTTGTAATATCTGTTTCGCCTTGTTTAAATTTAAAAAATTGATCTCTTTGTTTTTGACCTGCGTTAATAAACTCATTAACAAATCCTGGTTTAGCCTGAACTTCTTTTAAAAATTCTACAGAATTAGCATAGCCTCCATTAGTTCTAAGACTATTAAAATTATCGGCTGCAGTTTGTCCTAATGTATTTTTAATACCTTCCCCAACATCCACTACTAATTGATCTGCTTGTGTAAATTCTATAGTTTCAATAGCATCTTCTGGAACCCTACTTAAAAACTCTGGTGTTTCAGCCGCAGAAAGATCTTGAGTTCCTTTTAATTTATCAAGTCTATTGTCTCTATTATCTATTTCAACTCCACCTATTCTAGTTACATTTAATTGTTTATCTAATGCAGCAGCTCTACCTTCAACACCTGAAAATGTTCCTGCAACAGTATCTTGAAAAGATTTAAAGTTATTGCTTACTTCTGTGCCTACTCTACCAAGTACACTATCTCCACCTGTACCAAAAAATGAAGTAGGGCCAGTAGTTGTAAGTCCCATCCTCTGTCCTATAAACTTAGTAGTGTTGCTTACAAAGCTAGTAGCTGCACTGGTAACTGTTTTAAATCCTTTAGTAATACCTCCTAATATTTTTCTAGGGGTATCTAACATCCATGAAGCACCTTTGATTATTTTACCTAGTAATCCTTTTTGCCCTGCTCCTTTAAGTCCTTGACTAAGAAGTTTTAATGCATTCCCTCCTAATTTAGAAAACAAACTACCAAATATATTTAAACCAGGAATAAACGACAGAGCTATTTGTCCAAAGATACCTAGCTTACCCATCCATTTACCTACTTTTTTAAAAGCACTTTTAATACCTTTTCCAATTTTCTTAAAAACTTTACCAATGCCTTTAAATATTTTTTTAAAAAATCCCATAGTTTAATTACTCCCTATAAGCTTCAGGTAGTTCAAGAACACCTGTATCTCTAATATCTTTTATTGAAGTAGTAAAGAAATCCATAGCTTTAAAAAGTTTTGCTCTTTCTCCTGCATAAACTTTTTCAGTCATAAATGCTTCATTACTTAATATAGCATTAATAGCACTTATCTTTCTTTCCTGACCACTTTGGTATTCTTGAAAATCAAAATTAGCCTGATCTCTTAATGTTTGCCAAGCCTGGGCTAATGAAGTTTTATTCAAATCAAACTGAAAAGCTGCTTGCTGCTGATTAGCTGCGTTAGTAGCTGCAGTATCTGCAAGGTTAGCTTTTCTTCTCCACTCAACATTAGACTGCTCTACTGCTTGAGTATTAGCTATATTAAACTGTTCTACTTGTATGTCCTGTTGACTATTAAATTGTCTAATCTGAGTCTGTATCTGAGCCATAAACTGTTCAGCTTGTAGCTCATTACCTGCATTAATAGCTTCTACTCTATTAGCTTCAGAAGCATTAAACTGCTCTAAGGCATTAAATTGTTGAGTATTAAACTGATCAAGCTGGGCCGCAAGACTTGTTGTATATTGTTGAGTTTGCAAATCACTTGTCGCATTAAACTGCCTGGATGCATTTTGAGTAGCTACATCACTTAACATAATTTGTTGTCTTTGTTGTGAGTCCAGCATATAAGCTTGTTGCTCATTAGTTAAATTAGCCATATTCATAGCTAAAAAGTTTCTGGCATTTTCTACACTAACTTTAGTCTGAGCATCTACTGCAGCTAAATCCATACCTGCTAATGACGTAGCATCTCTAATAACAGCTTGTTGTCTGTTATTTAAATCTTGCAATGTAGAAGTCTGCATAAACTTACTATTAGTCAGTTCTATCTGTTGAGCAGCATTAAACTTAGTTAGATCAATGTTTGCTACAGTAGCTGCATTTTGAACAGCTCTTTGCTGATCTACATTTAACTGAGCCAAATTCATCTGTTGTGCAAGATCAGCACTAATCTTATTAACTTGTAAACGATTGTTTAAATTAGCTAGTTCTGTCTGTTGTGCTGCACTGAGGTTTTCAGACTCTGCCTGATTCTTAGCAGTAAGAAAAGCTAGTCTCATCTGTTGATCATTAGATAAGTTAGCTACTTCCATTTGTTGTTTAAACTCAGAATTCTTTTGTAAGAAGTTAGCAGCTACTTGCATTTCAGCTAATCTTTCCTGATTGGTAGCATTCTGATTAGCCCCTAATCTTTCTGCTTCAATTTGCAAGTTAGCTAGTTCTATCTGTTGATCATTACCAAGGTTAGCCATCGCTGCTTGCTGTTCATTTTGCAAGCTTTGTAGTCTTACTTGTTGAAATTGCTCTGCCTCAGTCATCTGAGCCTGTTGAGTAAACTGGCCTTGAGTAAGATTAATCTGTTGAGCAAGTTGAGCTGACTGAGTTTCTGCCCCTTGTCTATTAGCAAGGTTAGTAAGTCTTAACTGCATATCCTGAGAAGCTTGCTGTAAATTAGCTTGCTGCTCATTAGATAGATTTTGATTAGCTCTTTGCTGTAAAGCTGTAGCATTACTTTGAGCTATAGGTAACGATGTTTGGATAATTGCATTAAATAAAGCATCTCTACCTACTGTAGAAACATTTAACCCTCTAGCACTTAATCTGGACTCTACTGCTTGTACTGCAGGTCTAGCCCAGGAAGGAGTAACCCCTTCATCTATTCCAGCTAATAAGTTTTCTAATTGAACAGAGACTAATGCTTCTTGTGGCAATGCTGCAATAGCTGCTTGCACTTCTACAGGATTATTATCTATCTGAGCAGTTACTTGTGCTGGATTATCTAATATAGCCTCAGATATTTCTGTAGGTAGTTGGCCTACTTGAGACAACATAGAAACTGCAGCTCCTTGTGCTGCTTCTCCTTTTACTTCTCTTCTTTCTGCTGCATCATACCCTACAGATCCTTGAATAATTGCTTCTGTTCCTACTGCAGCAGTTTCTTCTAAAATAGCTTGACGTTGTTGTTTTTCAGCTTCAGGTGTAGCTGATAGAATTACTCTTTGACCAGTAACAGGATCTACTTGAGAACGTAGGTCTTCACCAAATTCAGGCTGGACTCCTAGTGCTTCTCGTTCCTGTTGAGCATCTCTCTCAGCAGCTTGAGTTCTTTGTAACTCTGTTTTAAATGCTTCACTTAATCTATCTACTGTTCCATCTGCATATTGAGTTGCATCAAAATCTAATGTATATCCTTTTTCAGCACCTATACGTCTTTGATAATCAAATATATCAGTGGCTATACCTTGATTAATGGCATCTCTAACTTCAGGATATTTTGTAAAATAGTTAGCTTCTGCTGCTGTATAAGCTTCTATAGCAGGGGCTTCAACACCTAAGTTTTCTGCTGCTGTTTTTACAGCACTTGTATCAACTTTACTTCTTTCTTCAGCAGTAACTGTGTCTGGATCAATATCCTCAACAGCTACTTTTTCTTCATCAGTTAATTCAGATGCTCTTCTAAGAGGTATTAAATTACCTGAAGAATCAGACATTAAACTACCATCTGGATTTCTTCGATATTGTCCTATTCCAAATGCTTCAGTTGTAGTTTCTTCTCCAGTGCCTATTTGAGCTACATCAGCTCTTTCAACAGGATCAGCAGATAGTCCAGGTATGGTATATGGCCCAACTGTTTTGTCTTTAAAAGGAACAGGTTTTTGAGGTTTTACTTTTCCATCCCAATATCGATCAAGTTTTAAAATTTGCTCAATAATGGCATTATGTTTTTGCAACCTGGCAAAATTCCATTTATTCCACTCGCTAGTTGTTTCTTGTCCTTGGGTAGGAACATTTCCAAAATCTGTTGCAGTTCCAGCAGTAGCATATTTTTGTGGTTCAGAATTATTTTTTTGCCACCTATTAATATTGAAGTTATATATTTTTCTTTCATCATAATTAAAATTTAACGCTTCAAGATTAATGTATCCTTGTGTATATCTTCTTAACTTTTGAATTTCTGGATCTAATTTTGAAATAGCATCATTATCCATTAATGATGTTTTTCTATTTTCTACATAAGGAGGATTTTCATCTTCTCCTGGGTAAGGAACAGTTTCTTGTTCAGGTTGTTCTTCTTCTTCTGGAATTTCAAAATCTTCTTCATCTTCAGGGGTTTCTTTTAGTCCCACTCCTTTTAAAACATTAAAAGCTTCTTTAGCTCTTTGTGTTTCATCAGGAAAAGCATTATATATATTTTTTAATATTTCTTGAGTATTAGGAGGCAATGCACTAAATGGAACAGGAACAATAACATTACCTGATCCATCATTAACTCTAATATTTCTTATTTCAGTATTAGCATCAACATTTAATCCACTATAATCAAAAGGACTATTGTTTAAATCTACTGAAGCTTGATCAACTTTTCCTGTTTTAGGTTCAACAGCAGAAACAGTCCCAAAAGAAGGCGAAACTTTTTGAACTGGTACAGCAGCTTTAGCCTCTGCTTCCGCTTTGGCTTTAGCATCTGCTTCTGCTTTAGCTCTGGCTTCTGCCTCTGCTTTAGCATCTGCTTCCGCTTTGGCTTTAGCCCTAGCTTCTGCATCTGCTTTTAACTGTTCAGCAGTTTTTGGAGGGGGAGCACCAATGGCCGCATTTCTTTCGGCTCTAGAAATAATTCCATCGCCATCAGTATCCATGCCAATTGTGCCTAGCCTTTGTAACTCAGCGCGTCTGGCTGCTAAAGCATTATCTTCAGTCGATGTATCTTGATCTTGAGTACCTTGATCTTGAGTACCTTGATTACCTATTGAAGCATTATTATTTTGATTAGCTTGAGCTTCTGCTTGCTGGTTCTTTTGATATTCTTCAGCCGCTTTTCTAGCAGCTTCTATCTGATCTTGACCAATATTTATACCTGTAAAAGCTTTTACTCGCCCACCTCCAGTATAATCCTGTCTTTCTTTTAAGACACGACTACGACCTTTAGCTTCTTTTCGCCTCTTTAATGCTTTAAGAGCTTTTTTACTTTTTGCCATAACGCCCTAACCTTTAAATTTATACAGGCTTATTATCTTGAAGATAAATACCTGAACCAGTAGTAGGTGTATTTTCAGAAAGATAGATATCATTAGCCCCACCTGCTACTTTAGGGTTATCCTTTTGTAAAATATCATTAGCTCCTCCACCTACTGAAGGAGGAGTATTTAGATATATATTACTATTCCCGCCCGATACTTTAGAATTTTCTGGCATATAAATATCATTAGCTCCACCTGCTACTTTAGGTGAAGGTGTATGCTGAGTATTTGTAGGTTGTGTCATTTTCTGTATCTCCTATAAATTAAATATCATTGCAGTCCAGGCTGCTATACCAGTAGTTAAAACTGTGCCTACAACTAACCATGCTAACTTTTCCCAGCGTATAGCATGATTAGATGTGACATCTTTAAGCTCTCTTAGCTCTACCATAGCTTCAGCCCAACGCTCTCCACATTCTTTCTCATGTGTTGCTATTCTTTCTAGAGCTTCCAAAGCTAATTCCAATCCTTTATCTCTACTTTTTTCCATTATTCCCATTCTTTGATGAAGAATAAGCCTGACTTCCAAACCAGACACTAACAACACCAGCTACCGATATATAATATATACTGCTCATAGAGCCTAATATATCTGCTCCTTTATCAAGCTGTAAGTAACTACTTACTAATACTAATGAGGGATATAGTAGCATTCCCCATAAAGCAAACCAGCACATATTCCTTTGAGCATCAGCTTTTTCATTCTGTATCTCTAATTGCTGAAGCCTTTCACTTGTAGCTATTTCTTCATCTGAAACTATGCCATCTCCATCAGTATCATACTGAGCATAATGAGATCCTGGTTCTAATTGTTTAGGATTCATTTATACATCTCTTCAATCTTATTAAGAGATACATAATTATGCATATAATGATCTTTAACCAAACTAGAAGGAACTCCTTCTTGTTGTAATGGTTTATGTCTCCTCATTAAAGGTGGCACTAAAGGTACTATATCTTTACCATGTCTATAGCAAGTAACAGGTATCCTATCTAATAGTTTAAGTCTCCCACATCTAGGAGCACCAAAAGTAACAATCTGTTTAGGATATATTTCATCTCTTACCATTAAAGCACCTACAATAAGTGCTACTGCTCCTCCAAGACTATGACCAGTTAATTCTATATCATCTGGTTCTATATCTCTTTCCATACATTCAGCTAAACACTTAGGTACTAACCTTCTTGCAGCTTTAGCAAATCCTGCAGGAACCCAGCCTAACTCTGACATCCACCAAGGAAGTATTCTTAAATCTCTTAATACATCTTTAGGTTCATCAGTCCCTCTAAAAGCAAATACATTATCTCTAATAATTACTTCTATATTTGATTCTTCAAAATCAACTGAATTATAACTTTCAACGCATATTATGCTTAAATCCTGATGATTCATGTTATCTCAACCCATCTAGTATTAGCTTCATCCCACTCATAATTATGACCAGGACGATCTACTGGAGCTTCCCAAAGATAAGTCGAGTTGTTAAAAACCCAACTATTAAAAGGTTTAACAGGATTAAAGAAGCCTGTCCCATCATATCTATAACCAATTCCTGCATAATTCTTTCGTTGTCTCGCTGCATCGCCACTAACAATTGATTGATCGGCTACTGGTCCTGATGTTGAAGGATCGTAGTAAACTCCTCCTCTCATGTTGTAAGAGGTTTTTACCCAAGTGCCTTCCAGAGTTGCAATATGCTCTGCTTCAGCAACAATGACTGTTTCAACCACTCCATCTACTACTTTTGCATAATGAGCCATAGTTTAGCCTGTGTATGTTCCAGATGAAGTGAAGGTATGATAGGTATATCCTCCAGCAGAAGTGACTGTGCCTCCAGTAGCTTGCTGGCCGCCAGCATATCTAATAATAATGATGCCACTACCCCCTCCTGCGTTAGTTCCGTAGGTTCCGTTCATTCCTCCTGATCCACCTCCAGTATTCGCTCCCCCAGCAAGTGCAGTATATTGACTACCATAACCAGGATAGGTAAACCCAGGAGATCCTCCTCCAGCAGACGCAGATCCATTACTAGCTGTGGCAGATGCTCCTCCTCCCCCAGAGGCATAAGAAGTACCTAAAGATTTCCAATCTATACCAGTACCACCATTGCCAGGAGGAGTTGAACCAGCAGAGCCTTTTCCTCCACCACCACCGCCTCTCTTTCCAGAGCTACCTGCTCCTCCAGCATTTCCTTGACCACTTGTTCCTGCACCACCAGCTCCATTATTATGGGCAGATCCTCCTCCACCTCCACCAGAGCCTCCATCTCCTCCAGCAGCGTTTCCAGGTGAGCCTCCTCCACCTCCTGTAGCTGCTGTTGAGTCTATGCTGGAATTAGATCCTTGATTTCCCACAGAATTAACATTTCCAGCACCTCCAGCCCCTATGGTAATGGTATATTCTTGTAAAGGCGTTGCAGTAAAAGAAGAATCTAAAGCACCACCAGCTCCTCCACCTCCAGAGCCTTCTAGCTGAGATCCTCCACTACCGCCACCAGCAACAATAAGATATTCGGCTGAATAGGCTGCTCTAGGAGCCTTACTTACACCAAAACCTAATACTCGATACCCAAACATTGAATAATCCTAAGAATCGTTAGCTGCATCAGTTGTAAAGAACAGTTTAATGCCTAATAATCTGGCATCTCCTGATTGATCGTCAGCAGATACATCTCGCATTATCTGAAAGAATGTCATTGAATCAGCAGCAGCATTGGCAATAGTAACTGCTCCACTTACTGCAGATACGTCCATATCATTAGATGTTCCACTATGAGCTTTAGCAGTTGCTACTACATTTGTTCCAAAAGCAGTATTAATACTTCCATCGTCTACTGTAGAACCTCCTGATAATCCCCACGCAACTGTACCTGTATTCGTACCTGTTACTGTAAAGAAAGCCTGAAAAGTAACAGTTCCTTCATTCCAGCTTTTAGGGAAGGCTACAGTAAATTGTGCATTTTCATCAGAACTTGCATCAAAATCTAAACATTTTAATTCAGGCCCATTAGATAATTCTACTTGTGTTAAATCTGCACATCCATTGGTTGAATTTGGATACATGGCTGCTGCAGGAACATAGATTGTTTCTAATCCTGCTTGCTTCAGAGTCCCTACACCATCTAACTTATTTAGTTCTGCTGCAGTAGAGGTAACATTAGTTCCACCAATATCTAAGGTGGTCATACTGACTTCACCTGCTACTGTTAAAACGCCATCTGCTACTGTCATTAAATCAGTATCGTCAGTGTGGCCTATTGTTGTGCCATTAACGATTACATTGTCAACCGTCAAAGTAGTTAGCGTTCCTAGTGATGTAATATTAGATTGAGCAGCTCCTGTAACTGTTGCAGCAGTTCCAGAAGCATTACCTGTTACATTCCCTGTTAATGGCCCTGCGAAAGCATCTGCAGTTACAGTCCCATCAAAGAAAGCATCTTTGAATTCATTGTCAGACTTACCAAGATCAATGATATTGTCTGAGCCTGGGTACAATGCACCATCTTCAAGGATTAATTGCTTTTCATTACCAGCATAGAAGTTAATCTTGTCAGCATCTTCAAAGTCGATCTTGGTCTGATCGTCTTCTCCTATTTTAATATCAGTAGCTAAAAGAGAAGTAATATCTGTCTGGGCTGCATTAATGGTAAATGTAAGATCATAGGGATCTCCATCAGTACCATTATCTGTATCAGTCCAGTTAATATCTATTCCACCGCCTTCAACAAACTTTACTTCTTTAGCATTAGAAATAGTAACTTCAGTACCATCACCATCTTCTAATATCCAATTACTCATTCCAGCGTTGTTATCAACATAAGCTTTAATTGATTGTTGTGAGGCAATAGCAGTAGCACTGTCAGAAGACATATCATCTTCATCAACAAAACTTTTACCATCTAGAATATTTAATTCTGCTGCAGTAGAACTGACTGCTGTGCTGCCTAATACGAATTGACCATCTGGAACAACTACTCTAGCAGCTCCTCCTAAGATTAAATCATCTACTGACGCATCCCAAAGCATGTATGCACTTGCTGCATCACCAAAAAACTTAACATCATAACCAGTATCATCGACACCTACAGTAACAGTAGCATCAATTTGTACTGCACCATCTATATCAACTGCGTCTAAGTTTGTAGTACCATCTATGTCTGCATTACCACTTATATCTAGTGAACCTGCATCAAGTTCTCCTGATAAAGTAATATTTCTAAATGTTCCAATATCTTTATTGGAATCAACAACAACACCTAAACTAGCTGTTACAGTTCCTGCTGTTACCGCATCTAGAACATTTAATTCTGCGGCTGTTGTTGTTACAGCAGTTCCACCAATAAGAAGTTTATCTTTAACTATATCAATAACTGCTCCACCAGCAGTTAATAACTTATCTGCACTTTCATCCCATAGAAGGTAAGCACTTGCTGTAGCTCCAAAGAATTTTACATCTACACCTGTGTCATCTACACCAAATGTAGTTGCTCCATCTATTTGAACTGCTCCGTCAATATCTACAGCATCTAAATTTGTTGTGCCATCTATGTCTACATTGCCAGAAATATCTAATGAAGCTGCAGCTATTTCACCGCTTACATCAACAGCACCATTAATATCAATAGTAGTAGCAGTTAATTCTATTTCTGTATCAGAGACTAAATCTAATACTCCATCAGCACTTTGATGTATATAAGTTCCTGAGTCCCCAAACTGAAATTGTCTAGTGCTATTAAGTAAAATACCTGTATCAGCTACATGAGTAAGTGTAGTGTCTTGATCATCCCCTAAATTAATAACAGCCCCATCTGCCAAGAATAGGTCACTAAACTCTAATGAAGATGTGCCTAAAGCAGCACCATCTGAAGCATCTGGAACAAAAGCTGTTGTAGCTGTAATAGTCGTTGCTTGAAATGTACCATTAGTAGTTAAACCAGTATCAGCTACATGAGTAATATTTATATCTTGATCATCACCAAAATATATTATTGCTCCGTCTGCTAAATAAAGATCACTAAACTCTAGTGATGTAGTACCTAGTGCAGCCCCATCTGAGGCATCAGGTACAAAAGCTGTATTGGCAGTAATAGTTGTACCAACAATAGTAGTAGCAGAGCTTGCTCCAATCGTTGCTCCATCAACTGTACCGCCATTAATATCTGCAGTATCTGCAACTAAAGCATCAGTAGTAACTGTTCCATCAAAGTAAGCATCTTTAAACTCTAATGAACTTGTCCCTAGATCAATATCATTATCTGTAACAGGAACAATAGCTCCATCCTGTACTCTTATTTGTTCTACTGCACTAGAAGATACTTCAACATAAATACCCCATCTATTATTAGTGCTATCAGCTTCAATCTTGTTTAAAAAATCAAGATCGCCAATCTTATAGATACTACCCCCCTGGGCAGATGATCCATCATGTCGATGTCCTGTAGCAGCAGCATCACTAGATGAATAAGCAAATGAATTTAAAAGCTGGTTATATTCATTATTGAATAATGCGGCTGTGATTGTATCTCCATCAGAGATTGTACTTTGTCTTGTATATGAATAAGCCATTTATCTATTTCCTGCCAGAGGGCATATAATCTATATAAAACCCATTAATTGAGTAAGGAGATTTTTGATCATCACTTTTAATTCTAAGTGATAGCGTATACCCGCTTCCTTCTACTGCTTGTCTTACAAGAGGATTTGCTGTTGATCCAAAAATAGCACTACCAAAAGTACTATCTGAGCTACCAAAAGTAGCTGGTAAAGGAATACTGTCTAAAGTATATAAAGCAGGTTGAGGTGTATCTGAACTTTCAAAATCATACTTAACATGTAAAGCTGGCTGTATCTCTCCTTCTGGAGTTAGTGACATCTTTACATATTTAATAGTTTTTCTTGTACCAATATCTCCAAAATCAAGATCAGGTGTGTAATAAAGAGATTCTATATTTGAAGCAGTTCCTGCAGTATTAAATGTACTTCCTGTATCATGGTTATAAATATATCCTGTATTATCTCCATGATAAGCTTGTTCTACTCCATCATCATCAAAATTAGATGTAAAACCATTTGCCTGAATTCCTTTGGTTTCTGACCATTCAAAACCATTAGGAGTTAATGTCCCTATAATTCCTTTAGATACTCCAGCACTTAAACTGGTATTTGTATAAAATAATCTATATTGGGATTTACTTCTAAGAACACCACTACTAATAGTGTAGCTATTAATACTATTAGCAATCGTAGTTACTATTTTCTGTATCTGCCTACTAACAGAACTTAACTCTACGTCACCAATACGAGCTGTACCTGCTACAGTACGAATACCATCAGGGCTTAAAAATACCAGATCACCTCCGATTTCCTGAACACTATGTCCATCCAGACAACCAACATTCTTAGTTATAGGAACAATAGCAATATTGTCACTATCACTTATATTAATAAGCTTAAAAATACTGTTTTTACAGAATATAATAAGATCACTACGAAAGCTGGCAAGCCCTACAACAGCATCTGTTAACTGTATACTTCCTGCTCCTGATCCACTAAAAGAATCAACATCAAAATTAGAACTATAATAAATAGTATTTTTAGCTGTAGGTGCTCCTCCTACTACAAAATGATTTTCATGCATTACGCCTACTGTAGGAGCAGTTGTACTAGAAACTGTTATTTCACTTGCAAAGAAAGTTCTATCTGATAAAGCTCCTGTACCTGTCATTTTAAAAAAGAAAGGTTTATTGGCTCCATCACAGATAAGAAGTTCCCCATAGTCAGACGTACCTTCAAATATTGCAAAAGTGGTCCTTCCCTGACTTGACCTTGCCGATACTGAACGCCCTGTAAAGGTACTGTAGTTATCTCCACTTCCTGAAACACTGGCTCTATTCAATGTTAACCAGCTTGTTCCATCCTGACTAAAAAATATTCCTGTGCCTGAACAGACAACAAGACCATCTGCATAGACAGTCATTCCAAGAATAGCATTACCAGAATTAGGTCTTGCTGAAGATCCTCCTCCATACAGGCTAAACCCATTAATGCGTCTATATCCCCCATCAGGATCAACTTCAAAGTTAAGTAACTCTGTAGCCAATCCAGGGTTTCGCATTAACTCAAGTTGATTTAGATTTACATTTAAACCACCTCGACATGAAAGGGCAAAAGGCTGAGACATTAGAGAAACCTAATTCTATCGTCTTTAAAGTAACCTGGAGTAGATTCCATCAGATTTAATTTCATCAAACGTAAGCCTCTTTTATAATCTTCTGAAGCAAAAGCGGCTGCTTGAGGATTTTCTTTAAATTGATGAATGTAATATCTAGCTCTAGCCAAAAGAACAGGTTTATAAGTATTAGGAAATACTATCTGATCTCCATGAGCATCCAGTTCTGTAGGAAGATCATAAGCATAAAACCATATACGATATACTTGATCTGGAATAGGACTTAATCCAAATTTTCTAAGATCAGGACTTTTAATTACTCTGTCAGGAACACCATAATTTTGAGTATCAGCATCATCTTTATTCTGAGCTACTCTGAAATAATCTTTCCATTCTTCTGTTGTAGTAAATCGTAGGTTTTTAACTGTGTAAGGAGCAGATTCTCCTGATACACCTACAGTAGTTAAAAGAAAATTATCCCAATCGATAGAACCATAATCAGTAGTTAAACTAGAGCTACTGCTTTTTAATAAATACCATCTGGTTCCTGCTACTGTTTCTATGTATACATTTCCATACATAGGATCAGTTGCACCGCTAAGTGCAGTCGCAAGGAAAGGCCATTGAGGTTCTTCATTTACAATATCAAGATAAGCTCTATTAATACTATCTTTAACATGAGCCTGAATACCTATAGCAGATGAAAAAGTAGAACTGGTTAAAGAAACTTCATTTAGTTCTCTAAGTAATTCATTTGATAAGTTTAAATAAGTTTCAGCCATGACTATTTCTTATGAGTTTTTTGAATAGGAAAGTTTACAAACTTACTTGAGCCTTTATGAGGTTTATAACCATCTTTAGGATCTTTCATTAATTTATAGCCTTTCTTTTGTTTCATCCAATGATAGCCTTTAGGTGCTTCTACTTTCATTTAGAGACTTTTATTCTGACTTCAAGTGCATGTTCTTTTTCACCATATCCAGTAGCTACTGCCAGTACATTACTTTTAGTAGCACAATGGCGTTCAAGTTCCTGAATATCTGAATAAGAAGTTTGTGAATTATAAGTATCTGTATTTTCAGCCATCTATTTTACCTTCTTTCACTTTTGATTTATCAGACCTAAAAATTCTGTCATAGTTATCTGAGTATTTTTCACGATTTTCATTTTTAAGAAAACGGCCTCTTATTTTAGAAGTTCGTCTTGCACTCATCCTTATAGGATCTTTTTCACTTCCTAATTGAGGCATATTCTATCCTTATTAAAATGGGGAGCTGCCGAAACAACCCCCCATGTTTTAATATTAGTCGATGCCGTAAAAGGCAGAAACTAATGCTTCACCACGCAACACTTTGGCTCCGTAGACATGAAGTCCACGAACAATATCTCCAAAGCTGTCAGGATCACGAATTACTTCAGTGCTAGTAATCGTCTGAGCTGTTGCAGTAGATGAAATATGTCCAGCAATAACCTTACCTGCTGCATTAGAAGTATCAGCAATGTTATTACTCTTATACATATTAAATCCACGCAATAGACCAGAAGATACCAGACCATTCCGTATCGAACCTTGACCAGCGTTATAGTCTACAGAAAGTAGCTTGGAAGAACTTGAAGCCAGGACTTCATAGAAGTCAGGACCAGCAAGGAACCATCTACCTTCTTCAGGTACATTTTGCTCATCTAGCAAACGAGACATGCGACCCATAACATCGATAGGATCATGCTCTGAAGAGTCAAATCCAATATCTAAGTTACCAGTACCATCAAAAGTACCAGCCGCAAGGTCAGTTGCATTGTCAGAACCTAATACATGATTAGGACTTGACGAAGATACACCTGAAAACATAGCTGCAATTACACCTTCATCAAAGGCATCACGCAAAGCGTAGGCAGCAGATGATGTAGCAACATCACGAAAGTTTACATGAGACATATTAGTTTCAATATCATCAACAATAAACTTGAATGCGTTTGCAGTATCTACGATTAAACTAACTTCAGCGTCAGTCAACTTAGTCTGCGTTACATCCTGCCCTCTCTCATACTGATACACAGTGATTGCGGGTTCTTTAATTATTCTTACTGTGTCGCCATATCCAGCAATTTCGCCAGCATAATCTGTATTGGTTATAGCTTCAGCTACAGATGCTTTACGAAAAAAGTTTAGAACCTGCTTGGAATAGACCTTGGGTAAGAAAAACGAATTGTTTTGATTAGCTACAGAATTACCAAAGTTAGCATTGGTATCTGTACTAGGCTCAAACAAAGCGTCTGATTGGTTATAAGCCATTTTATATTTCTCCTAAGAAAAGAATTTATCCTTTACGAACTCTTCCCTCATCAATAGCTTGTCGAATTTCTTCTTCATGCTTATCAAACTGATCAAGGGACATTTTCGCAATTTCAGTTTCTGTCCAAATCTTTGCTTGTTGTGGTTCTACATTGGTTGTTTTAGTAGAAACCATATCAGCAGCAGATATTTCAGACTGCGGTGCAGAGTTTGAACGTCTTTTTGGAGAGCTTTGTCCTTTCCCAGATTCCATTTTATAAAGATCAATAGCTTTTGATGCTAATTGAACATTATCAGGATTACGATAAATCCAATCTTGTATTTGATCAGGTTGATCTTCAGCCCATGTATGAAAATCATCAGAACCACGAATGTCATCATAGTCAGGATGATTTTGTTTCATTGCCTGTTCAGCTTCACGCATTGCAAGTTCTCGTTCTCGCTGCTCAATAGCAGAAAGGCGAGGTTGCAAATTCTCTACCTGTTCAGATGCAATATTATGCGCTACAGATTCAACTGTTTCATACAAATCAGGATTAGCTTCTCTAAACTCTTGAAGTTCTTCTTGAGATTTAGGAGCTTCGTATTTAGGTTGAGATTCTTGCATTTGAGTTTGTAAATCCAACTCTCTTTGCTTGAACTCGCCCATTTTCTGATCGTAATGTTTCTTTAGATCATCGTATCTCTTTTTATAATTATGGTTAGTAGTAGAAGTATCTTCTTCAGGGGCCGACTTTCTTTTTTGTCGGGTAGCCTTTTCAGGTTTAGGAACTTCATCATCATAATACAATTCATCAGCTTGAGGCATACGTTTACCATCTGCCTTGTGCCAAGGTTTTTTCATATTATAAGGATTAGATTCCCTTTCTTCTTCTATCATTTCTGTTTCAGACATTACTCTTTCCTTTTCTAAGGGGCTTGTTTTCTTGCAAGGTAGCCAATTCTAAACGTCTAAAGAATTCGGGGCTTGTCTTATACAAGGTAGCCTTATTTTAATTTCCACCTAATAAACTAGGAGCACGATTAGCTCTCAACATATTTTTCTTTATTTCATCTTGAGCTATTTTTTCATAATCAAGAGGATTTTCATCCTTTTGCTTATACATTAACATGCCACCTTCTTTTTTAGGTGATCTCATCATGCCACCATCATAGGCACGTTCAGCATCATCCATCATTTCTTGGAGATTGTCTGCACCCATTTGATCGGTAGCTTTTTTGGTGAATACAAACTCGCCATCTGACAATCTGGCAGGTATTGAGTCTGATACACCTGTTCCTGGTCCTTCAACTTCTCCAGAACCAGTAAACTCAGAAGCAGTCGTAATCACCTTGTCAAATATCTGACTTAGTTTTGGATCTGTTTCTAAAGCGTTCATCAAGTAACTCTGTTCTTCATCATCCAGAGATTGATCAAGAACAAAGTCCATGTATTTATCTTCCATTTCTGCATCAGGTAATTGTGATGCTTCAGCTTCTGCCATTTCTTCAGGAGGTATATTAGGATAAGTATCTTCAGGCATATCTGATTCCATCTCTGGTGGAACCATTAATGATCCTTCCTCTGTAGTTATAGGAGAACTAGTTTCTTCTATTACTTCCTCTTTTATTTCTTTACCTTCAGCATAATTTTTTCTTAATAGTGAACCTTTGTTACTCATTATCCTCACTCCTGTTCTTAGCTTCGTTCACGCTATCCTTCAACTGCTCTAGGCGTACCAGCAAATTCACCTTCCCCTGGCTGCGGTATATTTCCTGTTCCGATGTTGCCCCCACCAGTACCTGTAACTCCAAGTCCTTGAGCTTCTGGAGGTAATCCTTCAGGGGTTCCCATAGCTCCTTGTTGTTGGTTATTGGGGCCAGCTTCTTCGCCAGTTGCTTGTCCAGCATTTTGCATTCCTATTATTCTTGCCATAATTGCTGCTTCATCAGGATCATTCATTAACTCATCAGGATCTAATTCAAGACTGACTGCCAATTCACTGATTAGTTTATTAACTTTAATGAAAGGAGCTACAGCAGGGTTTTGTATAGTTTGTAAGAAAGTAGTGAGTCTTTGACTTCTTACTTCTTTTTGCATCAAGCTACTTGTGCCTGTCGCTTTAACTTCAAGATCTCCTTTGACATCCAATTTATCATTAAGAAATTGCATGTTCCATTGAAAGTAAGCTTCTCCAATAGGTTTAAGAAGAAAATCATCAAGATTCTTTATGACTGTTTTAATATTCAAACTAGCTGCACCTAGTAACATTGACATCCCTGAAGCTGTACGAGTCATACTCTGTACGCCTGTCATGCCATGTGAGTAACTAGGTATTCCTGTTTGTTCATCTGCAAGCTGTCTGAACTTATCAAACATCATCATGTTTTCAGTAGAAGTGTTAGGAAACTTTAATCCATTAATTGCCTGACCTGGAACTCCAGCTTGTCGTCTGAATATTTTACCAGGATAGATTTCCATATTCTGTCCACCAACAAGAGCTGATTCATCTACATCAAAAACCAATGAACCAGAAAGAGCCAGATTATCTATTGCCATACGAGCATGACCATTCATAATCTTTTGAGAGTCATCCATATTTTCAGCTACTCCTATACCAAAGAAGCTGTAAGGATTTCTTTCATAAGGAAATGCGTGATAAGGAATTCTAAAAGGTGTAAATGGGTTTACAACTGATCTTAGTAATTTACCATTACACATCCATGCATTGATCTGTACTTCATCAAGATCATCAACATTCTCATCTATTTCCATTCCTATCTGTCGAGCATATTCAGCATCCATGACACCCCAATACTCTATAACTTCATACTGTCCTGCCCCATAAGTTTCAGATCTTGAATCATCTTTTAATGATGACTCATAATCTTTTTCTTCATAATTAGGTCCAGCAGCAAGAGCTTCACGAATTGCATCTCTATTAAAATAAGGCATGTTCGCAAGTGAACGCAATTTTGTTCTATTCATCTTATGACGATGAAAAGCATATTCACATTCATTCATGTTTGTTGCATTAGGATCAGGAAAGAAATCCCAGATAGAAACAAATTCTATACGAGGCACTC